GAAGAATAACAGCACATAGCTTTGAATATAATTTAATAAGGGTTATTAAAACAAATGAAGATTTGGGAGAAAAGTGGGAAACTAAACTTATAAAAAAATACCAACCAATACATAATAAAGATGGTATCACAACATTTAAAGTTGATTTAGATACAAAAAAAACTTTTTATAGAGATATGGGAAAAATAAGAAAATATGATCCAATTAAACCAAAACTAAATTTAAAATTTAAAGAAACACACATAATAAAAAAATATTATACAAGTAAAGACTCACGCAGAATTTATTATAGTTTTCAAGATACAGTAGATAGACTTAAACAATACAAAATTAAATTTTGGTCTTATGAAAATAGAAGAATTAAATTTTATACATTTAAACCTGATAATATAAAAAATATATATTGTATAACAAAAACTCCAACAGATGTTGAAAATGAAAGAGTATCAAATACAAATTAAATTAATCAATTATTTAAAAAGTAAAAAACTTTCTAAATTAAGATTTTTTCATATTCCAAATCAAGGTGTAAGGTCAATGAAATATAAAATGTTGTTAGCACAAATGGGAATGAAATCTGGTTGTCCTGATTTGATCCTAGAGTTCAAAGGAGGGAAAATGGTTTATATAGAACTAAAAACTTTAAAAGGATCATTAAGTAAAAGTCAAAAATTATGGCAAAATGTGTCAAATGCATTAAAAACACCACATTATATTTTGAAAGGAGAAATTAATGATTTATTTATTCAATTAAATAATATAATAACAAAACATTACGAAATATAACAACTATAACTAGAAATGGAGAAAAAATGGAAAAAGAAACAAATAAGTTTCACGCATTACAATTATTTACTGATACTTTTAGTGCTGAAACTGTTCATCTAACTAATGATGCTGTTGGAATATATATAAGATTACTTTCATTTGCATGGACTAAAAATGCTAAACCTTTTAAAACAGAATCAGCATATAGAATATGTCAATGTAAAGATGATAATTGTTGTATAAATGTTTATGAAGTTTTAGAAGAATTTTTTATTCTACAATCTGAAAATAAAGAAAATAGAAATAAAAATACTTGGACACATAAAAGACTAATAGCAGAACATGAATATTTAACAGCTAAATACAAAGCAAGGTCAGAAGCTGGAAGAAAAGGTGGTCTAGCAAAAAGCGATAATGCTACTAGCAAAAACGTAGCACCTATACCTATACCTATACCTATACCTAAAAGTAATATACAACCTATGTTCGAAGAATTTTGGAGTTTATTGAAGAACAAAAAAGGTTCAAAACATCTTGCAAACAAGAAATATGAACTCTACTGCTCAAAATCTGATCCAAAGGACATATCTGACCGATTTAACCGATATGCCTCTACAGTAAAGGATATGGAGTTCCTAGCCCATGTTTCTACGTGGCTTAACCAAAAAAGATTTGAAGATGAGGAAACAAATAAACCTAAAATAATACCAAAACCAATTTATGAATTTAAAGGTATAAAATTAAATAAATATGCTGTATCTGGAGAATATATTGAATTAAAAGATTCAGAGGGTAATAAATATCAAAAACATAAATGGAATGGAAAACCTATTGAAAAAGTTTAATTATATTTTATCAAATATTTGATTATTTAATTCTAAAGCTATATTTTTTATCATCATTGGTGGAACTGACATACCACAAATATATTTTGCGTCTGATTTACAAAAATTATAATCATCTGGAAAACTTTGTAATCTTGCTATTTGTTGTCCAGTAATTTTAACAGGTCTTTCATAATGATAAATACAACCACCGGCAGTAATTGTATTAACCGGTAAATTAGGGTGAACTTTAAAATTTGAAAAAAATGAATTTGTATTAAATAGTTTTTGTGCAGCAAAAGAAAAATTTTTTCCTGCCTTAGTTTTTAACCATAATTCATATTGTTTTGTACTTTTGGCTAATTCTTTTGTGGAATTTGGTAAATCAAATATAGCTTCTTTAACACTTATAATTTTATTATTAAATTGCATCTTTAATTTAAAGTTTTTATTTTTTTCAATTAATTGATTATATATATCATTTCTAATACCAATAAAAAATACTCTTTCTCTTGATTGAGGAACATTCATATATTTAGAATTTAATAAAAAAACTTGAACATGATAATCTATTGATTTAAACTTATGAATTATTTTTCTAGCATAATTTTTTGCTTTAGACATTATTAATCCTTTAACATTTTCTGTTACTATAACTTTAGGTTTAATTTTATTTGCTAAATCTAAAAAATGAAAAAAAAGATCATCTAATCTTTGTTTTTTTTGACCTTCTTTAAATTTTTTTTCTTTACCCCAAAAATTTTCTCTTTTTGTTGAAGCTGTACTAAATACAGAACAAGGTGGAGATCCATCTAAAATATCAATATTATTAAGTTTTTTATCTAATTCTAAATTAATTAAATCTCTAATATCTGATTGATAAAAAATTGAAGGGTTGTGATTAGTTTTATATATTTTTGACATTTTAGGATCAATTTCATTACCACCAAGAGAAGTATATCCTGCTAGTTTATATCCCATTGTTGAACCACCACCACAACAAAAACAAGAAAATACAGTTTTGTTAATAGGAATAATTTGTTTTAAATCAGATAAATTCCATCTAATCAAACTCATAACCACAGCTCGGACACTGTTTTGATCCTTTTAAATCTGATTCATTAATTTCTGAATCTTTTAAATTATCATTATTTTTTGAATTTTTATTAAGTAAATTATCTAATTCATCAGAGTCAAATCCTGTATTTATTAATTCATAATTATTTTCCAGTATTGAATCTAATTCAATTTGTAGCTTTTCAAAATCCCAATAATTATCTTGTGCAACTTTATTGTCAGCTATTCTATATGCTTTAGCTTGATTATCAGTTAAATCAGCTACCTGAACTGGAACTTCTTTTAAACCTAATTTTTTTGCAGCTTCAAATCTTGTATGACCAACAACTATTGTATAATTTTTATCTACTACTATCGGTTGTTGAAATCCGAACTCTTTTATGCTAGAAGCAACTTTATCTATGTTTAAATTTTTTCTAGGATTATTAATGTAAGGTAAAATTTTATTAATATCTACGATTTCTATTTGCATAATCATTTAATAAACAATTTTTTATGAAAGATCAAGACAAAAAACCAATAATAATTCCACAACAAAGACATGAATTAACCTCGCAAGGTAAAAAATATACAACTGTTGTTATGGTTAATGTTAGAGAGTGTGGACTTGATTATATGTTTCATAAACATCTTATACTTGATTATCAGCATAAAGCAGGAATAAAATTCAGACAAATATTTGAAAATAGTGCTATTGGAGGAATGAAAGGCAGGGATTTAAGTCTTTTTATAACTGGAGGTGCTAAAGATAAAGTTTCTTATGGTGCTTTACATAATATTCAAGAACTTGTTAATATTCATAAAGTATTAGGAAACAAAGGTTTTGAGATTGCTTCTTATATTTGTGGACAAGATTATTCATTAAAACAAACAAGAAATATTTTAAATATTGATCAAAGATATATGGGAAGTAGATTAAGAGAAGTTTTAGATGATCTTTCTATTCATTTTGGATATTATAAACAAAAATTTTATTGATTTATGTGTACACCTATGATAAAGGATAAAACATAATGAGAAAAGTGTAAAAAAAATCCCCACCACCAAATTAATGATGGCAGGGTAGAGAGAAATTTATTGATTAACTACTTTCTTAACAGTATTTTCTTGAAGTTTAAGAATATGATTAACACCAGCTTGTGCTAAAGCACTTGCTCTAAACATAACTGATGGATCAGCTTTTATTCTTGACTTCCAAGTATTAAGATATTGACAAGCATGTTTGGTAGGTTTCATTGAAATACCTAACATTGAACATTGAATTACTGCACCTAACTCTGCAACTAATTCTTCAAAAGCATATTTGTCCATGTCATCAAAAAATTTAGCTTTGTATTTCTCTTGACGATCACATCTTGATTTGTGACCACTCCAATGAGTAAGTTCATGTAAGACAGTAGCATAATAATTTTCAGTAGCATCGCTACCATCAAGATTATTAAATTTATCTTTATCAACCATACCGATAAAGTCAAGTTTAGGAACATAGTAACATCTACCAGCATAAAGTTTATTATCAAACCTAATGTCAGCACCAGTATTTTTAATATACTGTTCAACTTTAGGTAGAGTAGAAGCACCATCACTAACTTGAACGTCTTTATCTTCAAGAGTAGTTTGGTTAAGATTAAAAACATTATAAAATTTCATGTAAGGAAATGTTTTATCTACTTCTTCGCCTTTACTATTTTCAGCTTTGTAAGTTAATGGAGTGAACAAAACAACTTGGTGTGATTTTTCACCCTTATTTACTTGACCACCTTTTTCTTTAACTTGATTAAAAGTAGCATAAGTGCTAGATGTATAATTAAATTCATCTTGAACACACCAAAGTATAAAAGTATTAATACCAGTGTAATAAGTACCACGAATATTTTTGGGCATACCCTCTTTTGACCAAGGGCATAACCAATCAGTACCATAATCATCTATTTTTTTAAGTACACCACTAATAACTTTTTCCATCATTGTTTTTTTGTTTGACATATTATCTCCTATATTATGTTATTGTGTTTTAGTATTAATAATAAGAAACCAAATATTAACAACCAAGTAATACTTTGATTAATAAATTTAGTTTTAGTCATTATTGATCTCCAGTTGTTTTATTTTCAATAATATAATTACCACATATCATTGTTGTAATTCTAATGAAAGAACCAGTAAAACCTTTTCTAGCATTACTCCACTTTCTAACATAAAAGAAATTTGGAACTGTTTGGCTTTCATAACAAACTTGAGCTTTATATTTTCTGCTATTGCTTTGATATACAATTATATCATCTTTGTTAACTTTAATCATTTTATCTCCTTTATTTTTGTTAAACATATTTATATTATAATCATTTTTAAGGGAATTAAAAGTAAAATAATAGTTTTTATTAATTTTTATTAGTTAAATAACCCTTTAAAATCAAGGCTTTTTAACAATAACTTATAAATATTAATAAATTTCGTAATAAAAGTTAGTTTTTAGTGTTATTTTCTATTAATAATCATTATATATAGTGCATTAATAATTTTTTTCGGTTATAAAAAAGGGAATGGATACAGAAAATAATGATGTTGGCAGACCACCTTATATTAAAAAAGAAGATGATGCTAAATTAGTTGAAGCACTTGCAATAGCAGGAGTAACACAAACTTTGATAGCACAGATAGTTAAAATAAGTGAACCTACTTTAAGAAAAAATTTTAGAAAAGAGTTAGATACCAGTAAAGCAAGAGCAAATGCAATTATATCACAAGCCTTGTTTAAAAAAGCAAAAGATGGTAATGTAGTTGCACAGATATTTTGGTTAAAAACACAAGCAGGTTGGAAAGAAAAAAATTATCATGAACTTACAGGAAAAGACGGAGATCAATTATTCGGAGAGGAAAGACAGCTTATTGAAATCCGAAAAGTATTTGACGAGATTAACTTCGCCAAACCAGAAAATATTATTGAAGCACCTGAATTGGTGCAAGATAGCGAGAGAGAAACAGATAACTCCTAAAGGAGATTGGAATGTTTGGTTAATCCTAGCTGGTAGAGGTTGGGGAAAAACTAGAACAGGTGCACAAGATATTGCATTTTATGGATTGACTAGACCTAATTCTAGAATAGCAATCGTAACTCCTACATTTGGAGATGGTCGTGATACTTGTATAGAGGGTGTATCTGGTTTGTTAGGTTGTATTGATAGAGATAATATTGAAAACTGGAATAGAAGTATTGGAGAATTAATTTTAAAGAATGGAACTATTTATAGAACTTTTTCTGCTGAACAACCAGACAGATTAAGAGGTCCACAATTTCACAGAGCATGGTGTGATGAATTAGGTGCTTGGAAAAACGCAGATGCTTGGGATCAATTATTATTTGGATTAAGACTTGGAGACAAGCCACAAGTAGTAATAACAACAACTCCTAAACCTACAGATTTAATAAAAGAATTGGTAATCAGTAAAGATTCTCTTGTAACGAGAGGTAGCACCTTTGAAAATCAGGATAATCTTGCAGAGTCCGCAGTTAAAAAACTCAAAGAAAAATATGAAGGAACTCGGCTGGGCAGACAAGAATTATTCGCTGAAATTTTAGAAGATGTTGAGGGTGCTTTATGGAATCGTAATATGATTAGTAAGGCACTCCTTAAAACAACAGATATAATACCAAACTTTACAAGAACAGTAGTTGCTATTGATCCAGCAGTTACTAATAATAAAAATTCAGATGAAACAGGAATAGTTGTTTGTGCTAGAGGTACAGATAATAATTTTTATGTTATTGATGATGTTACTGGTAAATACACACCAGATCAATGGGCAAGAGTAGCTGTTGAAACTTATTATAAGTATGATGCAGACAAAATTATAGCCGAAGTAAATAATGGTGGCGATTTAGTTGAAAGAGTGATAAGGACTGTAGATAACAATATAAGTTATGGAAGTGTAAGAGCAACAAAAGGAAAATATTTAAGAGCAGAACCAATATCAGCATTATATGAACAAAATAGAGTTAAGCATTTAAAACCATTTCAATTTTTAGAAGATCAAATGGTAAATTATAATCCTGCAACATATTCTGGTTCACCAGATAGATTAGATGCTTTAGTATGGGGAATAACAGAACTGTCAC